TGGCGTGAGTTGCGGTGTCACGCCAGCAAGGACCGGAATGGTTGCCGGGATCGGACCGCGGTACAGGATCTTGCCGGCGCCCGTTTGGGACGTGCCCGCAGCCGCCCAGGTTTCGGTTTCCTGGCCGCCCGTGCATTTCGGAAATGAGATTGCCGCCGCCGGACTCACGATGCTGCCGGTGACGATCCACGACGCGGCATTGCGTGGCACTGCGACGCGCGCGTATCCGGTATAGGCCGCCTCGTTCGTGTTTTGAAAGTTCGCCGCGCCGGGATCGGAAGTGTGCAGCGACACCCAAAGCTGCGTGAGCGGCGAGCTCGCGGCATTGTCGGCGATGTTCGGGATCGGGACGGCCTGAAAGATCAGTTTCAGCCAATCGTTGTCGAAGGTCGAGCCCTTGCCGCCTGCCATCGTCGCCTCACATGAAAGTCGCGGTTCCCATCACGCCGATAGAGCCCATGGTCGGCATGACGTGATCGGCCATGATGAGGTCGAAATACTCGACGCCAGGCGTTTGCAGGATCGCGTCTGACACCCACGCCGCATAGATGGTTTGCGCCGGCTGTCCGACGCCGTTGAGTGCAAAAGCCGGCGCCGCCTTCTGCTTCAACATTGCCGTGACCGAGGCGACGATCTCGCCCTGCACGGCGACGTCGCTCGTGTTCAGATTGGCGACCGTGAAGTTGATCGGCTCAGGGACCGGCGCCACGACGAAGAAGTCCTTCACTGCGACCGGCCGCACCGAATTGAGATAGGCCGCGACTGCGTTGATATCCTGTTGCAGCGGGAATCCGTCGGTCAGTGGATTGCCGGGCGTCGCCCGCAAGTCATCCATCATGAAGCGCACCGTGACCGTCCCCATGCCCATCTCGAGCGGCGAGCACCAGGCGCGCGTGACGCCAGGCACGGCAAGGGCCCACTGCACATAGTCGTCGGCGTCGCCGCCCATCGGCGGCTCGCGGATGCGCATCAGCACCCGCATGCGGAGCTCGTCGTCGGTCTCAGTGTCGGTGCCGCCGGTGAGCCCGTTAGGGTCGACCGTAACGCTCGTTATTCCGCCGAGACTTGTCCCGAGCTCGGTCCCGGGATCGAGATTGCTCGCGGCTCCTGGGTCGAGCGCAATCACCGGAACGTTCCCCGGCACGTTCGGTTGCAGCAGAAGATTGGTTATCGTTGCATAGTTGCCGGTTGACGTATAGGTGAGCCCGGTCCCGGCCGGAACGAATATGCTCGAATTGGCGAGGAATATGACCTCGCCCTGCGCCGGCGTCGCAAGCTTGCGACCGGTCGAGCCGTCAGCGTTCACGAGCCAGATTTGCGCGTGGCGGTCGAGCCACTGCGCCTCGGCGGTATCCGGCAAGAGTTGCAGCGACAGCCAATCGAGGTATTGCAAAGCCAAATGACACAATGCGCCCTGAACGTCCGAGACAACGCGCAGAACGGAGTTTGGAATACTGGCGTCGGCGCCAGGCAGCTCGCCCTCGATCGCGTCGCGGACGAGGCTGCGAACTTCTTTTAAAGTGGGCGTTTGCCAGGGCATCGGATTTTGCTATCGTCTGATGTTACCCTGTGGCCCGGCTTGGCCGGGCCTGGCAAGGCGTGGCCTGGCAAGGCGTGGCCTGGCCGGGCGAGGCAGGGCACGGCATGGAATGGGACGGCGATCTTCGGATCGCCGTTCTTTCATTTTTAGTACGGGCCCGGCGGCCGCGGCGGAGCAATACCAATCGGCTGCGCCGCATAGCTCGTCGTGATCTGGCCGATGAGCTCGTCCCAAAGAACTTCATATTGCAAATCGACCACGATCGCGGGCCCGCGATAGAGCCGGACGCGTGCGTTGATCTGCTCGACCCCGACGCGGACCGCCTTGACGTCCATATCCGACGCGACCTTGAGGTCTATAAATGGCTGAATGGCCTCGCGGATGTACTGCTCGACCCGCGTTACGGTCGCGCCGCCCATCGCCTCGGTGCCGATGATCTTCGAGCGCCTCAGAAGCCACAAGCGACAACCGATCGGCCACCCGTTCCAAATTTCCTCGGCGTCAAGGTCCCCCCACCAACCTTGGCGATCGGTGGAATCCGGCTCCGGCAGCAGGTCGGTCGGCGTCGCCAGGCGGTTCGTGCCGAGCGCGACGATCACCGCGGTCGCGAGCGCCTGCGTGTCGTCGAGCGTGCCGTCGGACATCAGCACGAAGTCGATCGCAAACGAAACCGGGAAGTCGGTATATTGGACGAGGCGAATATCGGGCATCAGGAAATCCCGCAGATCGCCTCAAGCGCGACGACGCGCGCCGCGAGCTCGCGCACCGCATTGATGAGCGCGAAGGTGAGCGGGCCCTGATCGAGGTCGCGTAAATCCGTGACCGCCTGTCCGTCGATGAACCCCGGACGCTTCCTGACCAGTTCCGGCATAGCCTCTTCGGCCTCTTGCGCGATCAGGCCAATGTATTTCGTTTGCGACATTGCCGCCTGGCGATGCGGGCTTTCGGACGGATCGCCAGCGGTATCGTTGCCTTTGTAGAAGTAGCTGACCGGCCGAAGCTTGATGAGCTCGCGCAGGCCGCTGGCATAAGTGCCGAGCACAGTCTTGATGCGCGCGTCGGATGACGCATTCCATGGGCCGCCGCCCGGGCAGTAGGGCGCACCGGTGATCTGAAGGGCGGCGTTGGCGCGATTGAGCGTCAAGGTATTATCCAGAGGCGACCCGCTGTCGGAACACCGTTGGATCGAGAAGTTGCTGCCGGCGTTGCTGCCGCCTTCCGCAGCGCTGTCGCCCGGGATCACGATCCAACGATTTGAATTATTGGTTTTGCCGATGATCTGACAGTTCGACCCGGCGGCAGGCCTGTTGATATGCAACGTCGGATAAGCACCGGGGCCTAAGTAAATATTCGGGCTGCTTACGTAGAGGTCGCCCGTCATCGGGTTGCTCGAGCCGCCGACTCTCGGAAGCAGCGACGTATCCGTTGGATGGACGTGGTCGCCCCTCGAGTAGGTAGCGGCCGAGCCGGTGGCCGCTGTGCCGTTCATCAGCGGCAGCGTGGCCGAGGGCGACGCGCCTGCGGTGACATTGGCGAGCACGAAGGCACAGGTCGCTAGTTGCGTGCTGTTGGTGCCGATCGTGGCTGTGGGGGCCGCAGGCGTGCCGGTGAAAGCTGGGCTTGCGAGGGGCGCTGCGATCGACCATGCGGCGTTCGCGCGGCCGTAGAGGTTGCCGTCGACCGGCGCGTCTGAGATCCCACCGCCGCCGCCTGCCGATCCGCCGAATGCGACGACATCCCAATTTGGCGAGAAACTCCCGGGCACGAACAGAACGTGGCAGCCGTAGGCTGCTGTGCTCGCGGCCGCGCCGTCTTTTGATCCCTGTGCGAGCGAGCAATAGGGCGGTAGCGTCGCAAACCACGCGGGTTGCGCCAGCCAATACATCAAGTTATTTGAGATCTGGGTAACCTGCAGCGTGACGCGTATCACCGCCCCCGACGCCACGAGTATGGGCGTGATATTGTGCATGTACACCTGGCCGGTCTCGGGCGTCGCGGTGAAAGTGTCCTTAACGACGCCGTTAACGCGCAGCGTGAGCGTATGCACCGCGTTGATATTAGCCGTCAGTACATCCGCGCCATATTGATTGATCCATCCGCCCTGATTTAGCGTCCATTCGTTGTAGACCGTGTAGGTCGCTCTTGCGCTCGACATTGTCGGCGCCCAAGCGCCGAGCAAGTCTTCCTCATTGCCAACTTCTTGCGGCGCCGGGCGATCGGACGTGGCTACTTTTGCTACCATTGTCCAGGCCCCGTCGCGGGTGCAATCCTGCGCCAGGAACGATTGCGGCGGCCCGGTATACGGGACCCAGGTCATGTAAAGCCCGCTGAGCGTGGTCCATGCCGCATTGGAGCGGCCATAGATTGTGCCGTTGCTCGGCGCGTCGGGGACGAGCAGCAGGTTGTCGGACCCGAGCGCTGCCATGTTTGGCACGTTGGCGCTGACCGAGGTCGGGCCGGGCGGCCCGATTGGCCCGGCTGGGCCTGTGGGGCCTGCAGGGCCCTGCGAGATCGACGCGGTGAGGTTGCCGTTGCCGTCGAGCATCAATGGCGACGCGATGTTGAGGCCGAGCATTCCGCTGATCTGATCGACCGAGAATGGCAGGCTGTGCAGCAGCGACATGACGCCGTTGGTTATATTCAAAGGCGGCGTCGCGCTGTTGACCGCACCTCCGCCACCGCCACCCCCGCCGCCGCCGCCACCGCCTTTGAGGCCGAACACGTTCTTGGCGATCGATCCGTCGGCGAGCATAACTTGCAGAAACTCGCCCGCCCCGCTTTTGGCGCCGAGGTAAACATTGTTGTCGTTATTGATATCGATCCCGGTGCTCTGGTCTTGGAGCAAGAATTGGTGCGCCTTGTTGACAAGCTGAGTCATGTTCGAGTTGAGCTCGAAGAATTGCTTGCTGTCCGTCTTGTAAAGCGCCTGCTGGCCGTTTTGCTGCTGGCCCCCTGCAGGCGGCGCGCCGCCGCTGCCGTCCTTGCTGCCGCCTTGCTGCTGCGCCGGGATAAGCTGCATGCGCAGCTTCTTGCTGTCGGGTCCGGTCCAATAGCCGCCGGTCTGCGCGAGATGAAATTGAAGCTGATCCTGCTTGGTGCGGAACATCGCCACGTCGCCCTTGTCGAGCTTGTAGAGGCGATGGCGGCGATCGTCGATGTTGCCAGCGACCGGGAAGCTGCGCGAGCCGCCCATGAACGAAATAAACGTCTCGGGGCTGCCGCTCTGGTCCGCGTCCATCGTCACCGACGTGAAGCCATAATTCTGCGGCGACTCGACCTTCGAGCGCGTTTCCCCTTTCATGAA